TCACCCCATATTCAATGGGCTTTGTTGATTCCATTGACGATACAACTTTCAGGATGAAATGTAGGGTCATATCTGACCGAGATATTGCCGACGTTGTAAGCGTTGAGCTTCCTAGTGACGTGATACTAGACAAGTTGCAGGACGCCGTGGTTGGTGAGTATGAGGTGCGGATTGAGTGGAGTACCAATAATCATATTGAATATGGGGTGATAACCCACTTGGATGAAACAACTGTCGAGATAGCAGGGCATATGCGCTTATGTACTGGCATCGTACGCGTTGAGCGGGTGGAAGAGCCGGAGAAGATGGGAAAGGCGGCGGAGGAGGAAATGATAGAACGTGGCATCCTTGTCTCGGCACATCAAAAGGAGCTTTTTGACGCGTGGGAGAGGAACGGGCTGCTCGACGAGCTAAAGAAGCGCCTGACAGACAAATGCGAGACTTGCATACTAAAAAACGCCGATACCACAGTGACGCTGGATGGTATGCCCCCAGACATGAGCTTGCAGGCGGAGATGATATGGGATACAGTGGTGCGTGGTTCTGCTGCAAGGGTAGGGACAGTTGAAAACCACCCATATCTCGTAGGTCTGATTTGTGGTGCTACCGGATGCGATAGTGCAGAAGCCGCCCTGTGGACTGTTGTTGGTATTGAGGAAACGCTGGCAGCATTACAAGCCCTATGGCTAAAGGTACACAGCCAGCCCGAAGAAAAGGATAAGGTTGGTATACCTGACGAGGCAGTCACCTTTCAGGACGACCAGCGGACAAAGTTGAAGGCGGGTGGGTAATGGCTTTACATAAGTGTAAGATGCGTTTGATCAGACAGTGGCCTAAGTTCAATAAGTTCAAGATAGCTGCGGGCTATTATGGCGGGATCGGCTTTACGCATCCTAGGATCAATGCTGGCATCGCATTCGATCACCACCGGAATCGCTTACTGTGTTGCTGTTGGAAATCGTGGGACGAAGATGAATATCGTTGGCGTTTCAATTTCGGGCTGAATATCTGTTATTTCTATATCATGATCATGAAAACCGAAATCAAAGAATTTTACTACGAAGATAGATACACACCGGAGGGAAAGTGTATAGATGAGGTTGCTGTTTTTGACTATGTGCCATAACTAAGGCAAAAGTAGGAGGATAATCGACCACTAACTGATTCATACAATTTATTAAAGGCCCCGGTTAAGTAGGGAAAGACTATCCAGTCCCTAACCGGGGCCTTTTGCTTTTCCTGCTTGACCGGTGGTAATAGAGAGGTGGCATGATGACAAAAGATCAGATAATTGAGCAGCAGAAAGCCATTATAGAGCAACAGCAGAAATTCATTCATTTATTGCAGGATATGCTATCAACGAAGCCTGCGCCGGTTGTAGTGCCGTATCCGGCACCATATCAGAATCGGGAATTTAAATATAACCCGCCGTGGCGTGATCGTATTTGGGTAAAGAATGATAACACTGCTGGCGGAAGTACAGATGGTTGGCAATTAACGGATGGTTCAATGACGTACGATTATACAGTTTGGCTGAATTGATCAGCAAATCCAAGCGGCAATGGAGATGATTCAGCCAGCCTTGATAGAAAGGCAACCGACAATGTCTCATATAATATCCAGAAGGCGAGTATGGCGCTTCTGGATGGGCTGTTGTCAACCAGCCATACGCGGTGAGTGTTGATGCCGAAGCACCTTCTGGTGAACTGCGGCGGAGCTTAACTGCAATCTCCCGTATTTAATTGGGGGTAGTTGACGTCTCACAGTTGGATAGCGGTTGGGGCTTCCGTGAATGAACAAAGCCCCACTTGCTGTCATGGAGAAGCAATGTTAATACAGCGTTTCAGTAGCGTTCCCAAATATCATCTGGAATTGCCCGTAAAGCTAAAGAGCAAAAAGCGCGGCAATAGGCGTGATAGAAGTGACGCTGTAATCAGGAACCGCCTCAAAGAGGCCATGCAGATCAATCCTGGTGATCGTGACTGGCTTGATGCGATGGCTGAAGAAGCTAACCGCTTTAATAAACGACATCCGTTTGACTGTGGGGCCACGAGGTGCTTCACCTGTCATGCTGACAAGCTATCTGGTGAAAAGCCGGTGTATTATCAGCGGAGATATGGTACATGATCGCTATTGATAGTAAATGGAAAGAAGAGAAAGAAGGCTTGTTGCGGACTCATCCAGGTTGGCTTGTTGCGTATCAGGACGGCAACCGCGTTGCTCTTGAGCCTTCAGCCGATGCTCTGGTTGCAACTTTAGATAAGGCACTAGGCGAGAATCGCCAGTCATGCACCTTTTATGAAATAGTTGAGCAGCCGGAGATTGGACGCGGTCCGAGTCCGAGATACTGGCCTATGGTGACAGTAGGGATTAAAGGCACATAATGGAAAAGGGCATACTTACATACGCTAGAGATTTCCTTGTTGGGAATTGGAAGGCCACTGATAACGTAGCTATGGGCGTCGTCCCTATGGGGCGTATGTCCATGAGCGGGGAGGCTCTCAAGCCTGGCAATATCGAGAGTCATACCAAAGCCAATAAAGGTACTGTCTATGCCTGTACCGACCTGATAGGGCTGGGTGTTGGAGATACGCCACTCAGGGTATATATCACGAAGACCGGTAGGGAGAAGTCGAATTTCAAGAAGACAATTACGCGGCAGGTATCAAAAGAGCGCAAGGACGAGATATTCAGAAAGGCCGTGCCGGGTACTGAACTCTCCAGGGCTGCCGATCTTGAAGAGGTATTGAATGGCCCTCTGGTGGACCTGCTCAGGCAAGTCAATGGTTACATGAACGCCTTTGACTCAAAGAAGCTCACGAGCGCCAACATGGACTTGACAGGAAATGCTTATTGGATACTGGTAAGGAATAGCTTTGGCAGGCCTGCATCAATCTGGTTCGCACCGTCTGCCTATATGTCGGTCATTCCCGACAAAGAAACGTGGATCAAAGGGTACAAATACAAGAAGGGGACGACAGAGATAGAGTACCCTGCTGAGGACGTTGTGCAGTTCAAGTGCGTGTCTATAGCGAGTCAGTATTATGGTGTTGCGCCACTCCTGGCCTGTGCGGATGCTTATAACCTCGAAAACTATATGCTGAATTTCGAGGCGCAGATGTTTAAGACAGGTGGCAACCCGAAGGTAATTATCTGGACGAAAAATCCCATGACTGAAAAAGAGGCAAAGAGGATCAAAGAAAGTTTCTCACATATCAAAGATGGCGATGCTGCTGTGATGGCTGGATCCGATTTCCAGATTGAGCAGATGACAAGTCCTACCTCAAGGGACATGGGCTTCCAACACGGCCTGGGATTCGCCAGGGACACTATAGCGATGGTGATGCACGTCCCGAAAAGTATGCTCACAGCTGATGACGTAAACAGAGCGACGGCATTAGCGCAGCAGTACCACCTCGCTAAGTATGCAATATCGCCACGCTGTACGCAGATAGATGAGAAGATTAGCGAGCAGTTAGCGCCGCAGTTTGATACGAGGTACGTAACGCTATTCGATAATCCCGTTCCTGACGACATAGAGCAGGAGCGAGAAGACCGCAAGGTGAATATGGAGAATGCAATCACCACGATCAATGAAGAGCGCGCTAGATTGGGACTTGAGCCAATAGAGGGTGGAGACGAGATATTAGTTCCTGTTAATCGAGTGCCTATATCGGAGGCGGGGTCACAGGAAGAGGCCGAGAGCGCAGAGAGGGTTGCTGCGATGGCGTTAGAGAAGGTTGGGTATCCATTCAGGTGGAGGTATCCTGACAAGGGGAAGTATCCACTGAAAAAGGAGTGGCATCATGAATCTGACAATGAAGAAGCTGGACGGTGAAATTAAGGCACTGGAGGCGCGAATCAAGGACCTGGAAGGACAGAAAGTTGAGCCTGTGGATCTAAGTGCTATTCTGACACGGCTTGACAAGCTGGAGGCCAATAGACCGTTATCTATCCAGGAGATTGCGAAAGGCTTACGAGATATGGGCTGGGCACCACGAAGGGCATGATATGAGTATCATAACGTCACCAGCATTCGTAAACGCCATGTCAGACATGGTTGCTGATAGGCTAATAAAAGACGCCCTTGATGACAGGTGGTGGGCGTTTTCCAAGTCCGCCGCCAAGCAGGAGGCCAAGTTCATATCTGCGCTCGTGACGCTATTTGCAGCACAGGAAAAAGAGGTGTTGCGTAATCTGAACAGGAAGCCACTCCCGGAGGCCAATGCACGGGATTACGTCAAGGCATTGTTCTATACCGATGTGAGGATAAAGGCCGCTGGCGATGAATGGCTATTCGAGCAGGCTAAGTGGGAGGCCAACTTCGAGAAGTCTGGTAAGCCCATCATACTTGGCAGCCTTGTCGAGGGTGGTGAAACGGCGTTGGCAGATCTGGGGCTGGCTGTTAACTTCAACAGGACGTCGCCAGCAGTCCTGGAATTCATCGCAAAGAAAGTACCCAAGTTTAGCTTTGATGTGAATCAGACGACGCTTGACCAGTTGCGACGTGAGTTCAAGGCGGCGCTTGAGCTTGGTGAGGGCATACCCCTGATAACGAAGCGCGTTGAAAAAGTCTTTGGCTTCCCTGAGAAGTTTCGTAACAAGCGGATAGCGCAAACCGAGATCATAGGCTCGATGAATAAGGGCGGTCATGAGGGTATGCGCCAGTCGGATGTCGTGAAGGAGAAGGTATGGATCTCTACCAGGGATGCACTGACAAGAGATAGCCATCTGGCTATAGACGGAGAGCATGTCTTGTTGGAGAGGAGATATAGCAACGGACTGATGTATCCTGGGGATTATACAGGAGCAGCCGCCGAGATGATCAACTGCCGCTGTACGGACGCGGCTTTCAGCTTTAAGGAGTAGATATGAATAGGATGGTATATATACAATTCTTGGATTCTACAGTCGGGACTGCGACTGACGCGGAAGACCCAATACTCCCCGGATTATTTGCAGTGACAATACCGGATAGAAGCCATGTGACACAGGCTCAATCCGATTCTCATGAAACACCTAAGTCTGTAGATGTCAGAACTATAAGCATTCTGCCTATAGTTATATAGGTGCATATAGTTTTAAGGAGTAAGGTATGGATGCAGACCAACTTGAATACTACAGACAGCAGATCCCCGAAGACCAGTTCCGCCTGTTGGCAGATTTCTTATCATGTGCTTCACCAGGAGGTACTGATGATGTGGACGTATTCTATC